CTAAAGCTATTGCTGTATATTCTAATGCCTCTAGCATTATTCCACCTTCTCAATAATGTCATTATTCATCGTGACAGTTGCGAAGAACTCACGCTTATGACCTGTCATGTGAGGACGATTACATCCCACTATGTTTCCATCAGAAACATATTCAGGACCAAACATTGAAGTCTCAATGTAGTTCAATGGACTTCCTGTGGAAGCTTTCATGGCCTTCTTCGATTCATAATCGAATATCATCATGTGATTATCTCCTCAACTTCGTTGACGCTTTCGGCCCAAAGAACATGCTCACCCTCTTGGGTGTAAACCTCAACCTCACCTTCACATCCTATGGATGGGAAGACGTTGAATTCATTGATACCAAACTTGGTATCAAGATGGTCTTGAACCTCGATCACTAATCGTGATGTCTTCATGGTCAGTTCCCTTTTCTGTTTTAATTATCTATCTACTGCTTTCAAAGAAAGCTAAGTAGTAGATATATAATTAGTTTAATCATTGGGTTGTCAAGTCTCGTCATTTGCTAAAGCAAATCATCATGTGTGATATATCTGCAACACGTAGCAAACGCTTGAGATTTACTAGTTATATCAACTACATAGTAGTTGAGGCTTGTAGTAACAGTGTGGTAAAAATGTAACTCTTTGGAACAAAGAGGGTGATAATTTTATTACAGGGTCTAGTAAGACCCTATGGTTTGTGATGTTTACATCACAGTTCAGCCCCAAAATCCAAAATCAAACCAGTTAGTTAGTTATTAACTACTGCTTTCGAAGAAAGCTAAGTAGTAGTTAATAACTAGACAAGAACGTAGTTCTTGTAATCTCCAGGATAAAAAAATGTGACCTCTTAGGTCGCCCCCCCACCCCAAGAAAACCGCGCGTGTCTATATATATAAAACCACCCTGACATATATGTACCTAAAATCAAGGGGTTATCATCAAAATAAAAAATATTAAAAAAAGTCCTTGCAAAAGCCATACTATAGGCTGTATAATCTATATAAATATAAGGGTTAGATAAAACTTATAACTAGATGTAACTATTATTAATAATAATTAAGATAATTATATATACATAAGGTGTTTTTGGTACAAAAATGATAGATATATCTACAGATATTGTAGGAGATAGTCCTCTATCTACAGAACTTACAGAGATTACTAAGTTAGAAAGCTATTTATGCGTACAAGACCTACTAAAACGCAGGGTATTAACTAAAACTAGTAACGATTTCTTAACCTTTGTACGTTATGTAGCCCCTGATCTAGTCCATGACTGGAAAATGGGTAAGCATATTAAGATTATATCTGATAAATTACAGAAAATAGAGAGTGGTGAGATAAAAAGACTGATGGTATTCCTACCACCTAGGTCTTCTAAGTCTGTTATCTGTTCTAAACTCTTTCCTGCATGGTATATTGGTAGAAATCCACAACATGAGATACTGACTGTATCCCATAGTGACCAATTATCTAGTGATTTTGGTAGATCAGTACGTGATATTGTTAATACAGACAAGTTTTCAAACATATTCCCTGCTGTATCCCTACGCGCAGACGTAAGAGCAGCAGGTAAATGGAAAACAAACCTAGGTGGAACCTACTATGCAGCAGGTGTGAGGTCACAAATTGCAGGTAGGGGCGCACACATAGCTATATTAGATGATGTGATGTCTGAAGAAGATTCTTTTTCAGAAGCAGGTAGACGATATGTAAAAGAATGGTATCCAGCAGGGCTAAGAACAAGAATCATGCCCAATGGTTGTATAGTTATTATTAATACGCGATATCATTATGATGATTTGTGTGGCTGGCTACTAAAACAGGAAGAAGAACTCATTGAACATGGCATTGAACCCTGGGAAGTAGTTAAGATACCTGCGTGGGTAGATGAAGAAGCAAGTGAACTACTTGATTTACCTGTAGGTAGTTCTTATTTTCCTGAATGGAAATCGGCAGAAGTATTAAGGGTAGACGAACAAGAGATAAAAGCAAGCAATGGTTCTAAATACTGGGAATCTTTGTATATGCAGAACCCAACTCCTGAAGAGGGTGGGTTAATAAAAAAGAAGTGGATACAGGAATGGGAATACGATGATCCTCCCTACTGTGATTTTATTATTCAAACATACGACACCGCTTTCTCTACAAAAACCACAGCAGATTTTAGTGTCATACAGACATGGGGAATATTTAGTGGTTATGAAGTAGAGGAGGATGGGGAAGAGGATTACCAGGGTAATCTTATACTGTTAGGTAATATGAAGGGGAGGTACGAGTATCCTGAACTTAGAAGATTAGCTCAACTTCTGTACGAAGAACACAGGCCAGATGTGTGTATCGTAGAAAAGAAGGCAAGTGGGCAATCTCTTATCCAGGACATGAGAAGGGCTGGCTTACCTGTCATGGAGTACCTCCCTGATAGAGATAAGGTAGCTAGAGTGTATGCAGCAAGTCCTATGATAGAAGCAGGTAGGGTTTGGATACCTTGTAATAAAAAATGGGGTGATGATTTAATTGAAGAACTGATAAGATTTCCTCACGCTGCTCATGATGATCAAGTAGATGCCTTAACAATGGCTATTCATTATATGAGAGAGTCTTGGAGATTAACTCACCCAGAAGATGCTAAGTGGGAAGAAGGACCACGAAAGAAGAAGAGGGTTGCATACTGGGATGTATAGTTATGTGTCTTAAATATATATATAAAGGAATGTACTTGTATATTTAAGAAATATTTTATATAATATATAGTGGGCTGTAGTTAGCAAGGGGGAGGCTATATACATGGCAGAACAAATAGCATCTTATTGGCCCCAAGTTTTAGCAATAGTTTCTATTATTGTTATGTTTGTTAAACTTAAAACTGGTGTAGCAGAGTTAAGAAAAGATGTAGATGATATCAATAAAAGAGATACTTATATGCAAGTTGTAAAACTAAGAGCTGACCTTGATGCTTTGAAAAATAATACTGATGAAAAAATAAAATCATTATTTACTTTATGGAATACAAAACTTTTTAAAGATGAGTAAAGGAAAAATTAATGGCAATTGAACGAAATCCTTTTATGGGAAACACATTTCCTGTAGGTAGTGACTCACAACAGGGTAAAATAATTCCTATTAGTGGAGTGACAGAAACTGAAACAGAAGGTCCAACTATTGAAGTTGATGATGATGATGGTAGCGTAACATTTAATTTTGAAGAATCTGAAGAAACTACTTTAGAGTTTGACCAGGAGAATTATACAGGTCAAGAAAACTGGTATGAGAATATAGCTGAAAAACTTGATGATGATCTCCTTGAAGAAATTGCTTCAGATGTTGTAGATAAATATGAGACAGACAGAGACTCAAGATCAGAGTGGGAGTCTATGTTTGAAAGAGGATTTGATCTTCTAGGGCTAAAGCTAGAGACAACTTCGCAACCATTCGAAGGTGCTTGCACAGCAGTTCATCCTCTACTAATTGAATCAGCAGTTAAATTCCAAGCTAAAGCTTCTCAGGAATTGTTTCCTCCTGCTGGACCTGTCAAAGCACAGATCATGGGAGACGAGACTTTCGAAAAAATACAACAGGCAAATCGTGTACAAGACTTTATGAACTTTCAACTTACAGAACAAATGCCTGAATACTTTGATGAATTTGAAAGAATGTTATTTCATCTTCCATTGATAGGATCAGCCTTTAAGAAAGTTTATTATGATGCTTCTTTAAAAAGACCTTGTTCTGAATTTGTACCTATTGATCAGTTTTATGTATCTTACTACGCAACTGATCTTAGGAGAGCAGATAGATATACCCATGTGATTTATAGAAATCCTGTGGATATGTCAAAAGAAGTTGCGTCTAATATGTACAGAGATATTGAGTTACCTTTACCATCTTCTCCCAACACTTCTGTTATTACATCTAAGATGGATTCTATTCTAGGATTATCTCCTACTGGCGATAATGATCCACAGTATACGTTGCTAGAGCAACATTGTTACCTTGATCTTCCTAAACCATTTGCAAGTGATGATGGAGTTGCATTACCTTATATTGTAACTGTTGAGGAAAGCTCTAGACAAATCCTAAGTATTCGTAGAAACTATAAACCAGACGATCCCACGAAATCAAAAACATTACATTTTGTTCATTATAGATTCGTCCCTGGTTTTGGTTTCTATGGATTAGGATTGATCCATTTCTTGGGTAATCTTACTATGACAGCTACAGCCTCTATGAGAGCTTTGGTGGATGCAGCTCAGTTTGCTAATCTTCCAGGTGGCTTTAAAGCCAAGGGTGTAAGGATTGTTGGAGATAATGAACCTATCTCTCCTGGAGAGTTTAAGGAAGTAGAAGCAACAGGAATGGACTTGAATAAGGCAATTGTTAATCTACCTTATAAAGAACCTTCTCAAACTTTGTATAACATGCTACAGTTTGTAGCAGCCACAGGACAGAAGTTTGCTGACAATACAGAACAGGTTGTATCAGATGCATCTTCATATGGTCCTGTTGGTACAACGATGGCTTTACTAGAGGCTTCTAGTAAGTTCTTTACAGCTATTCATAAACGTCTACACAAAGCTCAACGTGATGAGTTTAAAATATTGGCACGAATAGACGCAGATTTTATGCCACAAGAATACCCCTATGATATGCCAGGGATTAGTAGAACTATTTTCAAAAATGATTTTGATGGTAAAATTGATATTATTCCTGTCAGTGATCCTAACATTCCTTCTAATGCACACAGGATGATGTTAGCTCAAATGACACTTCAGCTTGCCCAACAGTCTCCTCCTGGAATGTTTAACCTTGAGGCACTCAACAGGACAATTCTGGAGAGTGCTAACATGCCTAACCTTGATCAAATTCTACCAGCTAAGAAAATAGCTAAACCTCTAGACCCTGTATCAGATATATTGGCTGCTACTAAGGGTATTCCAATACAAGCATTTCCTGGTCAGGACCATGATGCTCATGTCCAGGTTAAGATGGCATACATACAAGACCCTATGAATGGGGCTAATCCAATAATGAAAAGGATTGTTCCAGTTATTCAGGCAAATATTCAGGAGCATTCTGTTCTTAAATATCAAGAACAGGTGGGTGGAATGACTAATGAAATTATGAAACGTCTTCCACAGGAAACTGCATCTTCTGAGAATATTGTTGATATGGCTCAAGCTAAAGCTGCACAGCAAGTTCTCAAGGCTAACAAAACTATGTCAGGAAAACAGACATCACCTGAACAACAGATGGTTCAGTTGGAACAAGCTAGGGTCGCACTAGAACAACAGAAACTTCAGCTAAAGGCTGCGACAGATAGTGCAGATGCAGCTCTTGGAAATAGAAAGCTTGATCTTGAGGAAGCTGAACTAAATGCTACTATTTTACAAAAAGGTATGAGAGACGAAGTATCTAAGAGAGATAATGAGCTAGACAGGACTGCCAAGCAATCTATGAAAGCGATTGATATCCTAACTAAGGTTGCTACAGAACAAGCTAAACTAGATTCTGCTGAAAAACTTAAAGTATTGGAAGTTGTAACTAAGTTATCAAGTATGATAAACTCTGATAGTAAAGACATGGAATTAAAGGGTCTGGATATGCTAATGGACTTAGCTAAAACTGCTCAGTCTAAAGATGCCAGTATTAAACTTCCTTCTAAAGTAAATGAAATTATGAATGTAAAGGAGATAAATGAATGATGGATCGTATAAAGAGTTTTATAAAACTAGGCTGTAATTGCGTTGGTTGTGGATGCAGTCGATGGTTTTGGACAACTGCGCCTGTCTGGGTTATTATAGGCATGGCAATAGGGTATTGGTGTCTTGGAGGTTCTGGAGACATTACCACAGGTACTGGTCAATAAAATGGAAGTCTGGGACGAATTTGTTCTGGAGCTAAATAAAGAACTAGATCAAGTAAAGGAAGTGGTTGCAGAAGGGGGTGCATCTAATTTTGGTGAGTACCAGAATCTCGTAGGATATAACAAAGGACTTATGTTTTCGAGAACTAAATTTACTTCAATAATTACAAGACGTAATCATGGATTAAATGACGAGGAGGATGACTAGTGCAGACAGTTGCAATGGATAAGGCAGTGAAGAATGATCAGTGGATTTCCAATGAAAAGGAAATTCCTGATCCTGATGTATTACCCCACCTGCCTGGATATAATGTTCTTATTAGACCTGTATCTGTAAAAGGAGTTACCAAAGGTGGTATCTTACTACCAGATTCGACTACATCAGATATGGCTTATCTGACAACAGTTGGTAGAGTAGTGGCTGTAGGAGAACTTGCATACATAGATAAAGATAAGTTTCCCAAAGGTAGCTGGTGTAAAGTAGGAGATTATGTTTGTTATGGTAAGCATACAGGAACGAAACTATTCTATAAAGGTATTAAGCTTTTAGTTTTATTTGATGATCAGATCATGATGAAGGTGGAACATCCAAAGGATTTGGACCCTACATTTAATTTGTCTCATTGATTTGGATAACTAAAATAGTTATGCTATAATTTATATTAACGTAATCGTTGGTTTCGTAACAACGTGTAAATAAAGGAAAAAAATAATGGGTGATTCAACGTGGTCTGATGTTACTTTAAATTCAGAAGATGATCAGGAAAAAGTAGAATATGAGATTGAAGGTAAAGATGAGAAGCCTTCTGAAGAAACTCAACCAGCAAAAGAAGTTATGGTTGAAGAAGATAGTGAGATTCCTTCTTGGCTAGATTCTCCTGAAGAAGTTAAGCAGGAAGAGCCGAAAGAACTAGAAGGTGTAGAGACAAAGGGCGCTCAGAAAAGAATTAGGCAACTTGTAAATCAACGTAAAGAACGTGATAATCAAATTCAAACTCTTATTCAACAGAATGAACAATTAAATAATAAGTTATTTAGTAGAGAAAAAGAGTTTACAGAAGCTCAAGTTGTTTCTACAGAGACCTCTGAGAGACAGTTAAAGGATGGATATGATCTAGCAAAAAGCAATTATCTAGAGGCTTACCAAAGTGGGGAAGCTGAAAAAGTTTTACATGCACAGGAAGCTCTTAATAAGAGCCAACTTGATATTCAAAATCTAGCGCAATCTAAAGCTGCTTTAGATAAGTATAGAAAAGTTGTAGAAAATGAAGAACAGCAACGCGCTAATGCACCTAAAGAAAGACAGTCAGCAGACCCTAGAGCTATTGCATGGGCTTCTGATAACGAATGGTTTGGTAAAGATACAGTAATGACTGCTGCTGCATTAGCAATTGATGGAGAACTAAAGAATGTGGGACTAAATCCTAATGACGATGAGTATTATGAACAGGTTGATAAGAGACTTCGTAAGGAGTTTCCCCATAAGTTTGGACAAGAAGTAGTACTAGAACAAGAAATTCGACAACAGCCTACGACACAGGCTGCTCAAGTTGTTTCAGGGGCATCGCGTTCTCCTGCAACTTCGGGTAAGAAAGTCAAGCTCACACAAGATGATATGAGATTGGCCCAGAAATGGGATATACCGCTTGAGATGTATGCCGCCGAAAAGCTTAAAGTTACTCAAGCAGATGGCGATTATACAGAAACTTTAACTAAACGTGGAGGATATTAAAATGCCAATGGAAAAAACACGTAGTGCAGATATGAGAGAGAACAAAACTAGGGAAACAGAGTGGACTTACGAAGAGCCTGATGCTCTTAGTATTCCTGATCTAGTGTTAGAAAAATTTAACGCTCAAGACATGGACCTTCGTTGGGTCCGAATCAATACTAAAGGTGTTGATGATTATATAAACGTAGGTAAAAAGTTGAATGAGGGTTGGGTTTTTGTAACTCCTAATGAAGTTCCTGAAATGTCTACATCTTCTATCGTGTTGGAAGAAGGCCGCTATGCAGGAGTAGTGTCTCGTGGCGACCTCGCCCTAGCTAAAATTGAAAAGGGCAGACATGCGGCCAGAACACAGTATTTTCAGAAGAAGAGCGAAGATTTGATGACTGCTATTGATGTACAGTTAGATCGAGCTTCTGATTCTAAAATGCCAATTTCCAATAATAGTAAGTCTCAGATTATTAAGGGAAGACAACCTTCCTTCCAAAACTAGACTTGCTTGGTTTAACATAAAGGAGAAGCAAAATGACCACAAGTAAAGCATTGTCGGGCTTCACTCCTTCACGTAGGTATGGATCAAGACCCAATTCTACAGGCACTAATAGCCAGTATAACATTGCTAGCGGTCTCGCTACTGATGTTTTTTCTGGTGATCTTGTTAGAGTCAGTGCAGGAAATTTAAATGTGATTGCTACGACTACTGAATATGTGTGGGGCGTTTTCCAAGGATGTTACTATGAAACTAATGGAGAGCCTAAATGGTCTCGCTATTGGCCTTCTGGTACTTCTGCATCTAATGCATATGGGATTGTAAGTGATGATCCTCAGACTGTGTATGAGATTCAGGCAGACGCTTCTGTATCTGTGGGCGATATTCGCTCACAGAATTTTGATGTAACGTTAGGTTCAGGTTCAACCATTACAGGTAACTCAGGATTTGGAATTGCAGCAGGTACTCGTAATCCTGCCCAAAGAATGACTCGTGTAGTTGGTTGGGTTGATGAGCCAGGAAACAATATAACTGTTAGTGCTGAGAGGGCTTTTCAAGTTGTAGAAGTTAAACTCATTCAACACTTTGATAGATTTGGTTCTATTGGCGTTTCGGCTAGAGCTTCGGCTTAAAGGAGGATTAAATTATGGCTATTAATAGAGCAAGTATTGCTAAAGAACTTCTTCCTGGCCTAAACGCAGTTTTTGGTATTGAGTATGGTGAAGTTGATAATGAACATCAGCCACTATTTGATATTGAAAATTCTGATAGGGCTTTTGAAGAAGAAGTACTATTTACTGGATTCGGTACGGCACCAGTAAAGAGTGAAGGTGCTTCCATTAGTTATGATAACGCACAGGAAAGTTACACGGCACGTTATGTTGCTGAGACTGTAGCCCTTGCCTTTGCTGTTACTGAAGAGGCTATGGAAGATAACCTATATGATACGTTTGCCAAGCTACGTGCAAGAGGTCTTGCGAGAGCGATGGCGAATACCAAACAGGTTAAGGGTGCTGATATCTTTAACAATGGATTTACTGATGTTGCTGCCTATCAGGGTGGTGATGGTGAACCTTTGTTTTCGGCATCTCACCCAACTGTTGGTGATGGTAATCAGTCCAATTCTTTGGGCGCTGCCGATCTTTCGTTTTCTTCGTTGGAAGCGGCTTTGACTACTATTCAGAAGATTAAGGATGATAGAGGTATTCTTACTGGTGGGGCAGCAGTATCGTTGCATGTCTCCGCTGATAACTGGGCTACTTCTAACGCCATTCTTAATTCGACGTATCTACCAGCATCTGGTGCAGGTGGCGCTCAAGGTGCTGCTGTAACCAATCCTTCTGGTTGGAACGACATTAACTCTATCCAGAGTATGTCAATGCTTCCGAAGGGTGTTGCTGTTAATCGTAGATTTACTGATACAGACGCTTGGTTCGTTAAGACGAATGTTCCTAATGGTACTAAGATGTTTAATCGTACTCCATTGCAAACTAAGATGGAGCCTGATTTTGATACTGGCAATCTTCGATTTAAAGCTCGTGAGCGTTATAGCTTTGGGTGGTCAGATTGGAGAGGGTTCTTCGGTAACTCTGGTTAAGAGTGTTATATAGTTTGGGGGAGGAGATTTAGTTCTCCTCCTCTATTCTATTTTAAATATTAAGGAGTATAATCTATGGCATCAAATATTAAAACAGCTATGGTTGCTGCTGGCGGTCTTGGAAGCGGTCTTGCGGTAGACATTACTACTTCAGTAACTTTAAATAGTTCAAATAGAGTAGACGACTTTATTAGAATTTACGCAGTTCATTCAAATGGAGTAGCAAGTGGAAGCTGTGTAATCTTTGGAAATAAACAAAAGGTATCAGATACTGGGACTGGATCAATAGGTACAGTTATGAAATGGTCAGACGAGGCTGGTTCCCCAACAGATATTTATTTGGGAGATTATGGGCCAAGAGTAAGGGGTATTGTACAGGTTTCTGCTGCTTCGTCAGCTACAGCCATTACCATTTTCTACGGCTAGTAAGGAATTACTTTTATGGTTGGCTATACTTATCTTGTAGATGATATTCAGAATACTGCCGAGAATGATTCAACAGACTTTATTAATCAGATTCCTAAATTTGTTAATAAAGCTGAGAGTCGTATGACCAGAGACTTAGATGATTATGGTTTAGTAACATATTCATCTATTGCGGTTTCGGTAAGTAATCCATTTGTATCTCTCCCTTCTGGAACGAGGATTGTTAAGCAATTTAACATAACAGTTAGTGGAGAGAAATTAAATCTACTACAAAGAACAGACGAATTTATTAATGACTACTGGCCCTATGTAAGTACGTCAGTAGGAACTCCTAAGTATTATGCTAGGAGAACAAATTCTAGTGTCCTAATTGCCCCTACTCCTGTATCTACATTAGATGGGGAGATAGCTCATGTCAATAGACCTACTACTTTAAGTTCTGTTGCGCCAAATAATTATTTTAGTGATTTCTGTTATGATGCTCTATTTTACGCAAGTATGGTAGAAGCATCTTTTTTTATGAAAAGTTTTAGTGATATTCAAGCATGGCAAGCAGAGTACACAGCAGCTATTGATGGGTTGCGTAATCAAGCTAGAAGAACTAGACAAGACGATATGAATACGCCTTACAGCCCTGTAGGTGCTGACAATCCATTAATTAAAGGAAGCAATTAGATATGGCACATAAAGGAAAAGATGACGTTGGTGGAGATAGAACTGGTGGTAGTCTTACCACAGAGGATATACCTTTACCTACTAAACCTAAACCTAAAAAGAAATCCCAAAAGAAAACTAACAAACGTGGTGGTGGTATGATAGGTGGTAGTAAGGTTATGCAAGGTTATAAAAAGGGTGGACAAGTATAGTGACTATTAGCAGAGCTAATATTCCTAGGGAGATTAAGATGTCTAAGAAGAAGAAAGATAAGAATTGGATTCAGAAAGCAATTAAGAAACCTGGGTCATTAAGAAAATCTTTAGGTATTAAAAAGGGGGAAACAATTCCTGTTAGTACTCTAACGAAGTTAGCAAAAGGTAAAGGCTTAAATGCTCGTAGAGCTAGGCTTGCCTTAACACTTAAAAAAATTAAAGGGAGGGCATGACATGCCAGTTGTAGGATTTAGAAACTATCCTGATACCACTAAAGGACAGAAGGCTTATGATGACTTCGTTCAGTCATTCACTGGTAAGCCGACTGGTCAGGGGTATGGGGCTGCGAGAAAAGGACCAAGTGTAGTTGGTCCTGAGAAGGATGTAGTTGTGGATTATTCTTCCGAATCTCCTAAAGAGTATAAGGACTAACACTATGGTTGGTTTTTTAAAGACTGGTGCAAAGATAGCTAAAAAAATTAGTAAGACTCGTAAGACTAAAAAGGGTAGACCCACTATTGCCCCCCATATAAAGCAACAGGCAAAGGCTGCTGGATTCTCTTCTGTTAAAAAATGGAAAGAGGCAGGAAGTCCTAAACCTAAGAGTAAAAAGAAGAGTGGAGAGAAGAGTAGTAAAAAATCTCCAGGTAAAGGTACAAAAAAAGAAAGACAAGCAAGGGCGCAGATAGCTAAACTAACTAGGGAACAGAGAAGAGATATGAAGGGTGATCAGTATCCTTCTCCAAGTAGTACGATGAGAAGAACAATGGTTCCTGCTCCAGGTCTATATCCTCCTCCTGGAAGTTCTGTAGCTGGACAATCAGTTGAGGCTGGATTTCCTCGTTCTAAAACACCTCCTCCTTTAAACCAATCTCCCAAACAAAAGAGAAGGCGTACAATGGCTGGTCTACAGGGAATTAATAAAAGGGGATCGCCTCTGGATATAGGAACATGGGCAGAGCCTAGAAGTAATGTAGCAAGAGAAATGGGTCTACTTGGTAGAGGTAAGGCTCCTAGTGAAGATGAACTTAAGGCTATGGGTGGATTTGAAATTCGTAAAAAAGGTGGTAAAGTTGGAAGAGGTTCAGGTAAAGCACTTCGTGGTGTTGGCTGCGTTAGAAAAAGATAGGATATTATATGGTTGGTGGTTTAAAGACTGGTATAAATATAGCTAAAAAAGTTTTAAAAGCTCCTAGAAAGTCTCTTCCTGGTGGAAGAAACAGAAAGACTATTGACGCTATTAATAGAAAATTAAAATTAGCTAAAAAACTAGCTAAAAATAAAAGTAAGCCAACTAGTACTAGAAGTAATAGTGCAGATGAAGTTGGAGATAATAGTGTAAACCCTGAATCTGGATTTAGTAATCAGGTAACAGACAAGGTTGGTACTGGGGGTGAAAAAGTAAGTACAGGTTCAGGATCACGATCAATGTCTTATATTGCTGAACAGTCATCTAAAGAATCTAGAAAATTTAGAAAATATGTAGCTGATTTACAAAAAAAAGTTGATAAGAAAACTGCATCTCCAGAAGAAAGAAAAACATTAAGGAGAATAAGAGAGAAAGATTTACTAGATACTTCTAAAGCAAGACAGACTGCTGCTAGAACTCGTCGTGCTGGACAGAATAAAAGAGACGATGCTAAGTTTGAAAGAGAAGCAGAAGAAGATTATATAAATAACATGGGGGTTATTAACCAACATCCTAGAACAGGAAAAGATTATAAACCTCCTATTCATATTCAAAAAAGAGCAATAAGAAATGCAAACGCTAGGGCTTCAAACTCAAAACAAAGATCATTAGCAGCTCATCTAGAGAGTAAAAAAACTGGTGGTCAGATAAAAAATTCTTCACGATCTATATCAAGACCTAAAGGTGTAGGTGCTTCTAAACGTGGTTGGGGTAAAACTGGGAAACATTAAATGTCAATTGATAAAAGAAAAGGAGAATTAAAATGCCAGGAAGAGTTTCACCAAGCAGAGCAAACCAAGCTAATAGAAATAAAGGTAAGGGTACAGCTAAGAGAGCGAAAGCCACTACAAGAAAGAAGCCAGATAAGCCAGGATATAATGCTCGAAAAGATGAGCAACTTGGAATGACTCGTGGTAAAGAGTCCAGCAAGAAAATGTCAATGAAGGGTCGTAGAGATGTTGCTAAAGCAACAAGAAAACCCAGCGGTTCTTATGGCTTCAAGAAAAAGGCATAAGGTATTATAAAGGAGATTATCATGAAAGCAAAAGATTTACTATCTCTTTCTCCAGCCTATCAGGGTTTTAAAGCTGTTAAAGGTGGAAAACTTCCTGGCGCTCTGTTTGGTTTGACTGGACTTGCAGTTGAACAGATGGGAAAGAAGAAAAGAAAGAAGAAGAAAAAAGCTGCTGATGTAGGACAATCTAATGTAGGACAACATCAGGCAACATCACAGATACAAAAAAAAGCAAAAGGCGGCATGGTTAATAAGTCTAAGATTATGCATGGGTATAAAAAAGGTGGGCAAGTTTAATGGCTGTTTCTGGTACATTTAATTTCAATCTAGATATAGATGAGGTTATACAAGAAGCTTCTGAGATGGTTGGTGGCGAACAAATTTTAGGCCATGAACCAGCTTCAGCTAGGCGTTCTATTAACCTTATGCTAAAGGATTGGCAGAATCGTGGTGTCATGTTATGGACTACGGCCATTACACTTGTAACTGTTTCCGCTAGTGTTACTAGTTATGATCTTAGTGAAAATGTTTTAGATGTAATGCAGTTAGTTGTGAATAGAGATGAAGTAGATTTACAAGCACAACGTCTTTCATTTGAAGAGTATCAACTTATTCCTAGAAAAAGTCAGACAGGCAGAGCAAGTCAATGGACACTTAAACGAAATTTAAATAATCCTACAATTTCCTTATGGCCTATTCCAGAAAACTCAACTGATATATTAAAGATAGAAACAATTAGTGAGTTGCAGGATGTTAATAAATCTGCTATACAAAATGCTGATATTCCAAAATATTTTTTACCACCCTTAACTTGTGGACTAGCATACTACCTCGGTATGAAACGACCTGGGGTTCCAGAAACAAGGATAGGTATGCTCAAACAAAACTATGAAGAACTTCTAGGAAGAGCTATGGAAGAAAATAGAGAAAGAGTATCTATGTTTATTAGGCCGAGACTTAGGTGGTACTAGAATGGCAAGCGGTAGTAATTCATGGGCAATATGTGATATATGTGGATGGAGATATAAACATGCTGTAATGCAGATGAATAGTTATGGTTTACTAGTATGTCCAGAAGATTTTGAAGGTGCGTTTGATTTAAAGAACCATCCACAAAATAGGGTTCCTGATGTAAGGGATAATCCAAATATTCCTAACCCCAGACCAGAACCCCTACCAGGAGGTAGGAACCTTTTATGGGAGAATGTAAATGTTAATTGGGACGATGAAACGAGTTATTGGAATTTGATATGACAGATTTAACTGGTAAACAAATAGCTAACACATATAAGCGACTTCTTCAAGTTGCTGTATCTACTAATACTGGAGTATGTGCTACCTTACAAACTATCCAAAGTGGGGATGGGACTAACTCTGCAATGCAGCTTTCTAATACAGTTATTAGGTCTACAGGTGATTTAGATGCTGGTGGAAATGTTTCTGTAGCTGGTGGAATTTATACTGATAGTCATGTATGTGCAGCAACTTATTATGGAAGTGGCGCACATCTAACAAGTGTATCTGCTGCTTTATTTTCTACCTCTATTGATTCATTTACTGCAAATAGACTTCATGTTGTTACAGCAGCTTCGATTGCAGTATTAGAAGTTAAGACTTGTGCATCTATTGCAAACCTTGTAGCGCCTACAGGTTCATTCACTACTAAGGTTTCAGGTGTAGCAGCAGAGTTCAGTGGTATTGTAAGTGCTTTAACATTTGATGGTGCTTTAACTGGTAATGTAACTGGTGATATAGATGGAGCTACAGGTTCATTTTCAGCTTGTATAAGTTCAACTAATATAGTAGCGGTAACAGGATCGTTTACTACTAAGGTATCAGGTGTCGCAGCAGAGTTTAGTGGTAATGTATGTGCTTCTG